CAAGCTGGAGTAGTCCAAGAGACTTTACATTGAGTGCCTCCACTACTTGTCACTCTAGTCATTTCTTCTCCACTGTTTGTTATGTGGAGTGGAGCAGCTGCCCAATAAGTTTGAGTATAGTTTTGTACCCCTACTTGATCTGAATAACTGCCACCAGTAAGTCCTACTATACTTTCTACTGTTCCCATTGTGCCTGCTATGGCTTTACCCGCTACACTTAAAGTACCCCCAATAACAGCATTATCAGCGTTTAAATTTGAAATAGTTACATTGGTAGCGTTTAAAGTTCCGCCTGTAATATTACTCGCACTTAAATTAGTTACAGTAACGTTTGAACCATTAAGTGTACCAGTAGTTATATTTGCTGCACTAATAGCTCCAAACACACCTGAAGCTGAAGTTAAAGTATTAGAAGCAATATCACCAGCTTGAATAGTATTACTTGCTATATTATCTGTAGTAATAGTATTAGCTGCAATAGAATCTGCTGTAACTGCATTAGTAACTATTTTAGGTGTTGTAATAGCATCATCTGCTATTTTTGTTGTAGTAATAGCATTAGCAGCAATTTTTCCCGCTACAATCAAAGCTCCAGTAGCATTTACCGAACCCGCAAATGTACTAAAAATACCAGAAGTAGTTACATGCCTAATCCAATAATAAAATTGATCTGCAGGATCTACACTATCTACCCAAACTTGGGCTTCAGTAGTATCGTGCCGTACTGCATTACCTAAAGAATTATCACTCGAACGCCATACTTCAGTATGCGCTAAGTTAGATATTTGTGGGTCGTTCCAATTAACAATAATTTTAGTTGTGCCTGCAGATGCCGATAGTCCAGTTGGAGTAGGTGGTATAGTTGCATCAGTAAAAACAGGAGGGGCTTGAAAATCTGTAACTCCTACTCCTGCATTAGGATCGAATGGGTTATCTAAAAGTTCTTCTGCTAAACCAGAATCTATAAGTTCACGTAAAGTAACAGCTCTATCTTTAGGATCCCCTCTACGCCCAAGACGTACTTCAAGTGCTTCTTTTACTGAGCTATAAAAAGCAGTAGCTTCGCGTTCATTCTTTGGTGGTGCTGGTATTGAAGGGACTTGAGTTTTACTAGTAGCCATTTACAACGCCCTTATTTCTTGAATAGACTCCGCAATACATACTTCATTAACTATTTTAGCTGATTCTATTTGCATTGCATATGTTCTATGTGTGCCGCTTGGTAATCTAACTACAGGTTCACGTATTGTTACCGCACTGAAACTAGGAGTACTACCTGTAACTGTGTAGACACTACCAGACGCGGCTATAGTAGCGTGGTAGATAAGAGTCCCATCTCCAAATACTTTAATAACTACAGGCCATGCTTCTGCATCTACCTTTACAAACGACATTGCTGCAGGACGTTCAGGTACAAACTCTTTAGTTTTCCAAATAAAAGTTTGATTCGTAGTACCACCTTGAAACTTTTTAACTACTCCATTACCACTACTAGGGTCAATAATTAAATACAGTTCGTTATCATCAGGATCAGTAAAACCACCTGAAGCATCAGTAGATGCAGTTTGAGTCAAAGTAGTAATTTGACGATCCCCGGTTCGGTTATCAAATATAAAACCCCCGTAGTTACTGCCACTTGTGTACAGCCCTACATAACGTCCCTCCCACAGGAACCCTTGTAATGAACTTGGATAATAATCTGCACGCCATTGAGCTGGAGAAATAATACCCTCCGTTACAACTTGTACGTCAGTACCTGTCGCAGCAACCAACCCGTCCGCGCCTGCATACAAAACGTAAGGTCCCATATCGACCATAGACCGTTTATTAAGACACGCCTGCGCTGCTTCAATTCTTATCGCACTCATAGACTGCGGATCAGTACCTATAACTACGTATGGTGTGCCTTTTGTACCTACAAATAACCCATTACCTGCCATTGCAATAGACACAATTTCTTCGTCTAGAGTAATACGGTACGTTACGGGCCAGGCGTGCGGTAAGTAAGGCTCAGAAAAACATAAACGTTTACCTGAAAAACCTGCAAAAATACCATTTGGCATAGCCGTTAAACCCAACATTTGTCCATTGGGATATAAAGAACTGTTCTCATCAGGAGGAGCAATCCAATAAGTAGAAGGTATAAGCTCAGCTAAATTAGCATTAGTAGTAGAGTCAGCATAAGTTGCAGCGTTTAACGCCACTTGTGCCACAAACTGAAAAGCAGTTGTATTAGAACCTGTGTTAGAACGATATATATTTTTATGGGTTATGTTTGTATTACTTCTACTAGTACCACTACCTGCACTTGTGCTCATATTAGCTACAGTTACGGCTTGTGCATCTACTTTACTAAACACGGTAGAAGCAGCGGACGGCGGTCCTTCTTCACCAAACCCTGAAACGAAAGTATAGATATATGAAGTACTGTATTGCGTTTGAGTGCCGTCATCTGATCCGGAGGCTATACTTGTAGTTATAGTATTTTCAGGAGCAGGTATACCTAGCCTGTAAAAACTACGTGGGTACGCTCCCGAGCCACTAGCAATTAATTCTGTAGAACTTCCCATTTTAGGAAAGGTATCACCTGACCAATATAAACGTGCATTAGCATCATCAGGTATTGGAGCAGGCTGTGCATTTACATCATTAGCAAATTCAAACCAGTAATCACTCCCACCAAAAGTGTATTTATAAATAGAAGTTCTACCTGCAGCATTTAGAGTAACTGTAGTACTATTGTCAGTAATAGGCACTAATCTACCACTATCTAACACTACATCTTGAGCGGTTTGTGCAATAGTATCCGCAAGTAAACGAGGTGAAATTTGTGGGGCAATACCTTTAAATGTTATTAGTTTATAGTACATTAACCTTCCAGTAATAAATCTCGTAATCGTGTGCTTCTAGGTCCAACTTGTCTGCTCCATTTTGAATCTAGCATTTCTTTGCCTGCTTTATCCCAATCTGCTACTTCCATAGCCGCTAGGAATTTTTTAAACCCTAGTAATCTAGATAATCCTAAATTAAAACACATATTAACAATAACTCGTTGTCTAGCATCAGTTAAGTTTTTAAACCAAGAAAAAGTATTTTGCAATTCTGCTACACAAATGTCGATGTCATTACTAAGTAAGAAATCAGATTCTTCATCAGTAATACCACGTTCCTCAATATTGCGCCCACAACCCAGAGTTAAAAACCCAGCGCTGCATTCGTAAGGTAAAAGCACAACTCCTTCATCGCGTTTTAATTCCTCTATTAGTTTTTCTCTATTCATCTTTATTTCCAGTATTACTTGCACCAAAGTAAAAAGAAATAATAGCACTTGCAAGCCCTCCAAGGTATCCCAGGACTAAGTTGATCAATGCTTCGCTGTTCTGCTCTGGAGGTTGGACGGTAATTAAGAAGATGTAACCCATAAACCCACCGACTACAGTTAAGCCCATAATTCTAGAGGTCCAATCTTTAGAAAACTTTGATCTTGCATCTTGGATATCTTTAGTCTCGAGCTCAAATATATCTACTTCTAATTCAGCCATTTGCACTTCAAACTCTTTTTCAGCTTTTTTAAGCTCTAGCATTTGCTCTGGAGTAGCATTTTGTACTGCTTTCTCTATAGCTTTTGGGCTATTGTCACAGCCTAATACTTTAGCAACAACATCTCCTGCCATGTTTCCCATTGGTCCGGCTAATGCAGACCCAAGCGTAGGTGCTACTGCCCCTATAATATTTTTTAAAAATTTTAACTTTGCCATATATATATCTCCTAAAAACGTGTGTAGTAGGCTACTACACCTACCCCTGCAGTAATTAAAGTCCAAACAAATCGTTCTGTAAAGGCTAAACTATTTTGATACCTAGCTGTTTTAGTTTCTACCTCATCTAAACGAGACTCTAGCTTATCCAATCTAACAAAAAAACGGTCATTTTGCTTTAATACAGTCGCAACTCGTTCTTCTATTCTAGCTATAGATACAATGGCTTCAGTTAGTTTATCTAACTTATCCTCAATTTTTTCTAACCTACGTAGTTGGGTTGGTTCCGCCATCTTGTAACTCTTTTATTTTATCTTCAGCTATGAAGGATTTAATTTCACTTGATATATAAAACTGAGCTGATTGAGTCTTCTTTAGTTGGTAAGACTGCTCCGCAATTTCTGTTTGTAATTTTACTAAAGTATTAAACCCATCTATAGCCCGTGGGGTTAAATCATCAATTGCGTATGTTTTATCATCAAATGTTACTGTTTCTATTTTCTTCTTTTCTTCGGTCATATCAATTACTCCTTAATTGTAAAAAATTATGCGTCCTCTAGTGTTTTTATTCTTGCTTCTAATTCTTGGATTGCAGATACTAAATAAGGCACTAATGCTTCTCTAGAAAATTGTTGATAATCGGGTACAGTCTCTCCAGTTTCATCTACTTTCATTGCATCTTTTTCACCTATAACTGCACTTGGAATATGCTCTGCTAATTCGTGGGCAATAAATCCTTGTTGCGTAATATCTTTTGATGCACCTTCTTTTTTATTAAATGACCTAACTTGTAATGCATTTATTTTTGCTAATCCACCTGTGTAGTCAACAATGTTTTCTTTTAATCTATAGTCAGATGCATTTGTTAGCGCAACATTTGTACCATCGTAGACTATGGATGCTGAATCAGTACCACCACTACCTCTGATATACATTTGCATAAATCTTCCGTCATCACCAGAATTCCAATCCCACTTATTTATATAAATTGGTGACCAACCAGCATCTGAATCTTGTGCAATTTCTAGGTGCGCACCACAAGAAGAATAGGAGTCTGTATCGTGAAGCGCAAAGCCTGATTGAGAAGTAGTATCATATAATTGGTTTGTAGTTGTACCGACTAATAAACCACCTGTTGCTGTAAAACGAGTATGCTCTAACCCCTCAATATGAATACGCATCGTACCATCAAAATGAGCATATTGAATAAAACCACGACCTTGAGCATCAGGATCAGAAAATTTAATGACACAGTTTTTATTGGCTACTGCTGTATCTAAGTTTAAAACACAATCATCATCAGGGTCGTTTAAATGAAGTAAATCTAATGGAGATGATATATTAACCCCTATGTTGCCATTAGAGGCAATGCGGAATTTCTCGCTACCGTTAACCTCAAATATGTAATTACCATCTGCCGCCGCCATTAGTTTCATATCGTCAC